ATAGTCCACTTGTACTGTTATATACGTGGATACCATACTTACTAGCGTCTGTGTCTAACCAGTATGTATTTGCTGTTGAGTAAGTACTTGTTGGTTGAACTGTTGTTGAATCTAATTCTGCTAGGTCAATATTAGCACGAACGATAAAGGCTCGTGATCCTTGTCCTAGATAACTGTATGCGGCTAATAAGCCGTATTCACTTGTTTCGCTACCTTGTACAATAGCTGTTCCGCTTGTAGTGAATGTTGGATTACCAAAATATTGTGTAAGCTCACGCTGTGATGTAACTGAAATTACATTACCAGCTTGTGTTGCTTTTGTAAATTTTGCGATGCCATCTGATTCACTACCAGTTGGATCTGTTTTATTTTCTCTTGTTGCTACAACAATTAGTGGTACTGTTCCGTTTCCGGCGGCGCCATATGCGCTTTCGTCGGTTACACTAACCTGTACACCTGGTGATACTAAAGCCATTTTATTCTCCTCTGGTCATATCTATCGATGTTAGTATTTATTAGAATAGCTATATATCAGGGGGGAAACAGGGGTTAACTACGTAGTTATTTAATTAATTAGCACTATATGAGTCAATATGTGAGATAAGAGCATGTACATTAAACTCAAGATCTTTTAATGTACCATTGTTACAAATAGTAAAGTCTGACATCCACTGTTCTAAACTCATACTATTTTTATTCTCTGGAGGTAAATGATCACTACGGTCAACCCAAATACAGTAATCAAACACACCTGTATTTTTCATGGCATGGAATTCTTTTTTGTTTCTTAGCCCACAATAGATGTCATAAGCATTAAACATTTCTCTACCTAGTGTAGCAGGATCCGGTACATTGTAATCACAGATAGCTTCATACCACTCTTGTCTGTGGTTATGTCGGTCAGCATAACATTCTTCTTCAGATTTATATCCATACTTGTCTTTAAGATCGTTGTATATAAATTGTAGACTACAAAATTTTGAACTGCTTTCAAAACTGTATCCATACGTATCTCTGAGTATCTCACAGACAGTATCTTTGCCATGGCGTCCATGACCTATTACTAGTAATTTTAATTTCATGTTTATATAATAGCAAACCTAGTTGTAGTTGTCAACCGATAATTATACCTAAGCCAGCTTGGCCATCAGTATAAGTTTTAAGTTCATCATCTAGTTTGTCAATTGCCATTTGCGCATCACTACGCAATGCGTCAGCATTAAGACTAGTACCGCCTTGTGGGCCAGCAATAGTATTAAACTTACCACGAGCTTCTGCTAACATTAGTTTACTATATGCTAGTGATAGTTCTTTAATCCACGGCATGGCATATGTATCACTTAGTAGTTCTTCTTCACTACGCTGTTTATAAGTGTGTAAGTATACAGTATCAGCGGCTTTCGTTCTGCGATGAATTGTTATTTTTTTACTAACAGTATTCCAAGTAAACAATAACTCTTTACCAAAAATACGACCAAGTGTTTCACGATGTTGTGATAAAGCATCAAACGTTGCTAGTCCGCCAGCTCTACCGCCGTGTAACAAATAGTTGTTTAAGTATGCTGCTTCAAATGGTTCCATATCAGCACCACCACTACCATTAAGTGTGCCACTTGCTCGTCTGTAAATAGTGTAAACATCTATAACTTCATCAGGTAAAGTATAGTCAGCAACATCAACTACTAAGTCTAATGTAATGAAGCTTTCTTCGACAGCGTTTTCACTACGCTGTCTATATTTTTCTAATGCCTTACGAATGGAAAGATCGTAGTGCTCTGGGTCGAGCTCTACGTCTACCATTTGTCCGCCTAAGCGAAGTTCGATTTCTTTAATTAATTCATCACGTTTTGCCATGTAAGTATTTATACTATTTGAAGGCTTTTAGTAAAATAGTATCTTCATTAATCCTACCGTTCATTTTAATATCAGTAGTTTTCAGATATCCGAACTGTGTTTTAAGTTTATGATGTGTTACTTTTTTCCACTGTGGCAATATTTCACTTGGCTTACGTACTGTTTTTTGTCGGCTTGTCTTCTCATCAAAGAACTGAAGTGTAGTACCTTTAACTTGTAGTGTAGCTTCGTGTTGCGCATAGTAGATACCAAGTTTACGTGTTTTAGTATTAAACACAACTAGCGCACTAGCACCAATGATGTCTTGTGGAGGAATACTACTAATACCGTAGTCTGGATCACTTGACTTAAACTTCATCTTCTTAACTAAGTCAACAGCACTTTTTTGCTTTGGCTTACGAACAGCTCTTGTTTGTTTCTTTTCAGCACGTAGTATTTCAAGTGCTTGGAAAATACGTTGGTAAAAACCATATAGCTCTTTCTTTTCTTTTGTACTCAAGTGACTGTATCCTTCAGCAAGTTGTTGCTGCATATCGTCTTGTTTTTTAGGAGCAGGTAAGTTAATAAGTTCTTCTAGCTCTTGATACGCACCTTCATAAAACTGCTGAATAAAGCGAGCATGTCCTAGATTAACTTCTAGCTTACGGAATAGTTGTAGAGGCTGTTTGTCTTTAAGTGGATTCTTTTTAGAATCACGAATCCAATCATCTTCCCACTGATCAAGTTCTTCCATTTTATCAATGGTTGCTTCTTCAAGTCTTTCCTGAATTGTAGGAACATACTTTACTTTTTTTGTAGTTAATTCAATCTTTTTAAGCTCAACAATCTGACGTCCTTCTTCTGCTAGACTCTTGATCCACGCATCTAGTTTACCTACATAGTCAGGATGAATTTTATCTGGAGCATTTTCTTCAATAAATGCGGCTGTTGCCCAATGGCTTTTACCACCAACTTTGTGGTCTGGTAACTTATTAATAGCTACTTGTACTTCTTTATCGTAGTTTTTCTTAATATAGTTCTTAACTTGATTTAACCACTCTTTTGACTCCATCATATAATGAATATGATATTGTGCTGTATGCCAATCCTTTGTAGGAACCATATCCCAAGCGCCTTTGCGTCTTGTAGCACGTACTGTTTTTTTCTTACGAGTTGATGTTTTAGCCATGTTATTCTCCTGAACTATATTGCCGTTACTTATAAACAATACACTATTTAAAAACCTTTGTCAAGCCATAAATATACGTATGCCACGTTTAACATTATATAAACCAACTAAAACTAACGATTTTCACTTTATGGATCGCCAGATCCGTGAGCAATTTTGGATTGGAGGCACAGGAGTTAACGTACACAAGTATGTAGGCCCAGCTGCACAGCCCAATCAAAATGATCCATCACAGCCCAATTATATTGACGGACGTGAAGTGGATCCACTCAGTGGAGATTTTATTAATGTAGATAGTCTCATTAATGAAACTAAAATACAAGACTTATTATTCTTGGAAAACAGAGATAGAAAATACGATCCAGACATTTACGATCTGCGTGGTATATATAATGTACAAGACAATGATTTTGACCTAACACAATTTGGTATGTTTTTAGCAAACGATCAATTTTATATGACATTCCATACTAATGATATGGTTGAATTACTTGGAAGAAAACTATTACCTGGTGATGTACTAGAATTACCTCACTTACGTGATGATTTGTTATTAGATGCTAATAAAGCACCTATAAGCAAGTATTATGTAGTAGCAGACGGCAACCGTGGTGCTGAAGGATTTAGTCAAACTTGGTATAGTCATATTTGGAGAGTAAAACTTAATCCACTTACAGACTCACAAGAGTTTAATGATATACTTGGCAATGCCAGTGATAGTGCTACAGTAAATTACGATATAAGCACATATAAGTCAGAGTTTAATGTTAGTGATGCGATTGTAGCAAGTGCGGCGCAAGATGATCCAGATGGTACAAGTTTACTAGATCATTTATATGGTTTTGAACACGCAACTGCTGGTGGTGTTGTAATACAAGATAATACATATAACCATGGCGAAACAATAGCAAGTGGAAGTGCTTTTCCAGCAGATGCCAATGAAGGCGAATATTTTATTAGAACAGACTTTACTCCAAACCGTATGTTTGTCCGTCGTGGTTCAAAATGGAATAGAAATTATGATAATGTAACTGAAAAGACTTGGGTGGACCGTACATATAACGCAAGTGATTATATTACTGAAAACGGTAAGACAATGGTAAACGATAAAGAATTTAATACAAAGCAAGCAATTAGTGACGTTATACCACTGCAGGCTGATAATGGGGATAACACATGAGTAACATTACGGCTGTACCATACTTTTATGACAAACAATTTAGACGCTATATTCAGCAGTTTATTAGATTGTTTGCTGGCTTTCAGTATGTCAAAGGATACACTGAAGAAGGTGATCCAGTGTATCATACAACACCCGTTCGTTATGGTGATATTAGTCGTATGGCGGCACATATACAAAGAGAGAATAGTGAGAATACATTAAGCACTGTTCCTTTTATTAGTTGTTATGTCACTGACTTACAACCGGATGTAAACAAACGAGTGTTTCCTCAGTTTGAAGAAAAAATGACTGTTATTGAAAAAGAGTACAATACTAATACTAACAGTTACGAAAATAAACAAGGCAGTGTATACACAGTAGAACGTCATATGCCAGTACCTTATACGTTAAGAATGCAAACTGATATATGGACAAGTAACACAGATCAAAAAATGCAACTGCTAGAACAAATACTAGTATTGTTTAATCCAAGTCTCAACATACACACAACAAACAACCCACTAGACTGGAGTAGTTTAAGTGTTGTTGAACTTGTTAATACACAGTGGACAAACCGTGGTATACCCAGTGGTGTTGATGATATAATTGATATTAGCACTTTAACATTTGAGTTACCAATCTTAATTAATCCTCCAGCAAAGGTAAACAAAAGTAGTATGATTCATACTATCATTACTAACTTACATGAAGTTGCTACTGGAGATGCTGATAGTATCAAGGTGTTAAATGATATTAATGCTATCACTACTAGCTATACAGTAGTAGCAGTTGATAATAAAGTAAAACTAGATGTATCAGGCGGAGTAGCAACAGCACAAATACTAGGTAAAACTGGTGCTGTTGAATCTGGGCTAAGATGGGATACTATTTTTAAACAATACGGTGCTGAACTCAGAGAAGGTACTAGTCAAATAAGATTTAAACAAACAGACGATCCTGGAGACATGACTACTGATATTATTGGTAAACTTAGTGGTGACAGTTCAATAGATACATTAACAGTAACATTAGATAATAGTACTATAACCGCAGATTCACAAACGGCAGTAGATGCTGTAATTGATCCACAAACAAGTTATCCAGGCGATGGAACATTAACTGCTGCTGTGTCTGGCGACCGTTACCTTATACTTAATGATGTACCTAGTGGCGGCTCTTGGGGTACTATATCTGCTAAGAAGAACGACATTATCAGCTATAATGGTACTACATGGAGTGTCTCTTTTGACGCCGCTAACACTAGTACTACTGAACATACAACAAACACAACTACTATGGATAAACTTAAATGGAATGGTTCACAATGGGTCAACGCATACGAAGGTACATACAATAGTGGTTTTTGGAGAATATACTTATAATGCTAACAGCTAGTGGTTGTTGCTTTTTAGCTCTTAACACAGGACGGTTAATGCTACAGCAACGTAGTAAGACAGTAAGTCATCCCCTTACTTGGAGTTTTTGGGGAGGGAAATCTGAAAAGAAAGAACGTCCAATAGAAACATTGCTACGTGAATGTAATGAAGAAATGGGCGACTTACCTGATATTGAAAAGGTATATCCCATACACACATTTGTAAGTAATGACAAAAATTTTACTTACCATACATACTGTGTTACTGTATTTGAAGAATTTATCCCAGTTACTAATAATGAAACAGCAGGCTATGCTTGGGTAGAAGTAGACGCATGGCCTAAACCACTACATCGTGGTGCTCGTGTAGTACTGGAAAAGGCAGACATGGTTGATAAAATTGTAGCTATATGGGAAAGACAACGCTATAAAGAAGACTTGCCTAATTGGCTTGATAGTTTCTGATACTCATCACTATCTTTTCCATAAATTTTCTTAATACGTCCAATACGCTTTTTTGATACATGAGTTGAATTATGGGTTTCTGCTGATGATTTTTTATTCCATTCAGTAAACCTTTTTAGTATGTGATTCCAATTAACAAAAGTATCATAATCAAAATCTGGATTCGATATATCAATTTCAGCTTGTTGTACACCAGCCTTAATTAAAGTGTTTACTCTTGAAGGTTGTAACCTAAAATACGCTCCAAGAATTTTATTCTTCTTCTTTTTAATATTAGTATCATCACTATACTGTACATATAAGCATGTATAATACGCATTAGCCCATGCTTTAAATGGATCCACAGTGTCATTGATATGCCCAATTGGTATTGTTGAAGTTTTTATAATTTTTGATTTAACAGATTCCTCAATTTCATTTGGTACTAATTCTCCACTAAGTGGATCAATGATAAAAGGTTCAGCTTCTGAATTTGATCCTTGGCTTAATAATTGCTTAATATAATCTATTTTAACTAATGAAACTGAATCATCAGCATACGTTAATCCAGTACTTTGATGTACTACAGGAAATCTAATAATATCTGCATCTCCAATTTCATAATCTAGATTAGAGACATTATCAATTCTAACATCAGCATGAACTAGCCAAGCTGAATTAGAATTTGAACTACTTAACATTTCATATACTTCAATTATTGATTTTTTATTGTTAATTAAATGACATGGACGTTCGGGAATACTAACCATTCTATATTTTTTCATAACAGAGTTGTCATTAAACGCATATATGTACATTGGTGTCATATTCACTTTATATGCGGCAATTTGATTACTACGTACTACATCAGGGTTATTAACTAACTGTGTTGGAACAAGGCGCAATACTTCCCACGATACTGGTCTTTTGCTGTGCGGATTACAACTTGGAAAAGAGTGTATGCTATTTTTATTGTGCTGTTCAGGAGAAAAATTCCAGTTAAAATTAGGCTGTATATCACAATCCTTATGCTTTAACCAAACGTAAGGATAGTTATTTTTATATTTTTCTATAACTGACAAGTCTGTAACATCTGATGTTTCAATCACAGGATATCTTTTCCATTGGGAACGTGTAATACTAAATGCTGTTTTAATCATTTATATTTTCCATTTTTATTGCTATACTTCCTATATGTCCACAATTTTTACTTAGGTCAAAATCAACATATAACTTGTATTCATAATTGTGTAGTTGACTACAGAAGTATACATCTTCTCCTGTAAATGTTTCGTGCTGTTCACTCCAAGTTACCTGAAACCATGGACGTGGTATTGTCTTAAAGATACTTATGTCTATTAACATTAGTCCCATGCCAACAGCATATACTGAATGTAACCCACTGTTGTTATCCACAGTATCAAATTTATCAGATTTAAAAGCAGTATTGCGATAAGGCTTTGTTCTAGTACTGTATGTTGCGGCAACTGCCATTTTGTTGTGGTTGTTTAGTCGTTCGTATATACTTACTGGAAACAACATATCACTATCTAACCAAAGTATTTGTGTACACTTATCACTCATTGCGCTTGTTGTCAAGCGGTAACGTTGGTCAGATATTATACTGCCGTTTTCAAAATATAATTTGTAGTCTATATTATTTTTTGTTAGATGAGACGTTAGTTGTACTAAGCAATAAGCAAATCCAGTGTGTAACGTATCTCTAACCGGAACACATATACCAAGCATATTACATCATGTTTAGTGGCACAACGTCATCTTGCTGTACTGTTTTTTCAGCATTTTGTACTTCGTTGTTAAGTTGAGTAGAGATAATAGTTGCTTTACGTACACAGTCAATAAAGTAATCATTACCTAAACACGTCATATCTTCCATTGTTTCTGTGCTTACTTTACCGGTTGCTAATAATTCAATAGCACTGCGTTTAGCTAGTCTTTCTACATAGTATTCAACTTGCTCAACATTATTTTTAAATTGTAATTCATCTGATTTATATTCTTTTTCTAAATTACTTTTAACTTTTTTTAGCATCTTGATATGGCTACGATTCTTTCTCCAGAATGGTGTAGCTTTTGTATCAGTAATATCTTGGATAACTTTCGCATACTTAGATGCGGGTGTTGAACATCTGCCCAAGACAAATGTACTATATTCAAATTCAGACATTAATTTCTCCTATGAGTTTATGGTTGTCCACCGAAACTAGAACTTAGCAAAACTGTATTGCCAGCAGTAATACCTACTTGTGTACCAAGAGCACTCATTGTTCTAGTAGTACCACTAGTAAAACCATAGTGTATTTGTACTTGGTTTATGGATATCTGACTACCTGTTGCTGGTAAAGCTGCCATTTTTCGGTCCTATTTCATTCTATACTACTATATTTATGTATTTTTGTCAATACAAAAAATCGTGTAATGATATCGTTGTAATTATTTATATGAAGTTAGAGGGTAGTTAGTCTTTCCATAATTTCAATATCTGTTATACCAACAATATTTCCATCATCATTTTTTTCTACACTTACATAACCACTTGTTTCAAAATTTTCTATTGTTGTAATACTATGTACTTCTTCGTCAAAGTCACTGAAATTTTCCGTACTCCATTTAAGTATGTCGCCATTAGCATCTAACATTACATATACAATATCTTCCATTATACTTGGTTCCTCTGATTGTATTCACTATTGTTATTATCTACTCTAAAATTCAAGAAGTGTACTCCACCGCCAGTTGTTCTAGCATTGGTATCTACATTTGCTACACTGCTTGCGCTGTCCCATACTCTTGCTCCATTTGCTACTTGAGCAAATTCAATAGTAGCAAAGCAATTATGATATGTTCCACCTGTTCTTAATCTTACTGTTTGTCTGCGTACTGTTTGACCACTGTGTGTGCCAGTACCAACTAAGGTTGAGTTGTGTACATCTAAGTATGGAGAATTTTCACCACCACCTTGATGTCTTTGTTCAATAGTAATTGTACTAGAACCTCGATCTTGCCGCAAGAAATATTCTCTATAGCCAGCTCCATAATATCTAGAAAACACGCATACTCGTATATATGACCCTTGTCCCCAATGTCCAGATGTGTACATGTTAAAAATATCTACAGTTGCTTCGCTACTACTACTTGCGCCCAAATTGGGGGTTCTAAAAATAGGACCACCAAAATACCCACCAGTTCCATAAAATCCAGAACCGCCGTTATACAAATCTGTAAACACGCCTCCTGGTGTTGTTGTTCTGATGCCACCATAAACATACATTCTGGCGCCACCTGAACTTGTTCCGCTTCCATTTGTTGAGCTAATAAGAACTGCATTAGTGTCATTTTGTGTTATAATTAAAGGTTTATTTTCACGTTGAGTTATATAACTGTCAGCGGTATCTTCACCAATAACTAATCCTTTACTATCTGGTGTGGCACCTGGCCTTGTAATGCTTAAATAACTCTGATTACCACTTGGTGCTTGAATAGTTTGCATATAACCATATGACAGACCATATGCTTGTGATATACTACTATCACCAACCCTAAAGCCGCCTGAAATACTACCATTGCCTGTTCGGGTTACTTTAAATCTAGGAGTAGACTGAGAGTTATCATCCCAAACGGTTAACCCAGTAGAACCACTACCTACGATAATATCTAGTCCACCAAGATCATTTATAGTGTTTGCCCATGAACTTGTTGCAGCACTACCCATCTTAACATTACCAGCAACTGTTAATTTAACATTGGTTTGGCCAGCAGTTTGGCCAATGATCATACGACCATCGTTTTCAATTCTGAACCCTTGAGTTGCGGTGTTATTAGTAAACATTGCGAGAGGACTGTTAGTTGTTGTTCTAATACTATTTTGATCAATCCGTAGTGTTTGACTTGCGCTT